TGAGGCGTGCGCCGACCTCACCGCCTGGCTGCCCGTAGCCGCCGCGCTCATCACCCAGCCCGACACCCAGCCCCCCATCGGCCGCACCAAACCCGGTTCCAAGCCGCCGTGGAACGCTGAAGCCGCCGGGGTCATCCACGAAACTATCGGCGTCCTCGCCGACATTCACCTCGAAATGGCCCACGCGGTGCACGGCCGGTACGTGTGGGATCCCGCCTACCGGCACGCCGCCCGCACCCTCACCGCGATCACCCGCCTCGCCGAGGCGTGCGACCGCGACACCGTCCACCACGCCACCCATCTGATTAACAGCCGGGTCACCGCCATCATGCAGCTCCCCGCCGTCGACCTCGAGCAGCCCTGGCGCACACTCCCGGGACCGTGCCCGCGTTCCGACTGCGGTCGCCCGATGCTGCGGTACCGCAAAGGCGACCACATGCAGCCCGCCCAGCTGGCGTGCCTCGGGTGTATGCGCGGCGCGCGGATCATGCCCGGCACCGTGTCCGACGGCTGCGTCCAATGGGAAGACGGAACCATCACGTGAGCCTCCCGAAGTACGGCAAGAAAGACGAAGAACGCCTCACGGCCGAAATGGGCGGGCACACCACCGATCTCCGTGAACTACTCGCGGCTGTCCGCAATCTGCTGATGGCGCTCAAAGATGTGCCCTACCTGCCGCCGCCCGTGTGGGCCGCCCTGGACGATGTGCGTCTCGCCGTAGCCCCCGATATCGGGCCGCCGCCGGATAATGGACCGATAGGAAGACGGAACCATCACATGACTAGGCTTGAAAAAATCCTGCGGCACGAGATCCTGATCACTTTCGGCATCGGCGAAATCCTGGTCATTGTCGTGCTCGTCGTCACCATCAACGCCATCTGGCCCGAGGCACCGTTCTGGGCGTTCATCGCGGCCGGCGGCACGATCGGCGCAGTAAAACCGATAATAGGCAGATGGATGCGGCGCTCACCCTCACCGAAGCCGCCACAATCCTCCAGCCCCCCATGACCGAACGGCAACTGCGCCACATCGTCACCGCACTCGGCTGGCCGCCCGCGGGATGGCGCCACACCGGCCGCTCCGGCAGGCCAGCACCCACCTACCCATGGCACGATCTGACGGGATTGCACGCCGCGCTAGTGCCATGGCTCCAGGTAACGTATCGTAATGGGCACGCGACAGCACTGCCCGGAACACAGCGGAGTGGAGCAGCCCGGTAGCTCGTCGGGCTCATAACCCGAAGGTCACGGGTTCAAATCCCGTCTCCGCCACTATGACCAGACTTGATTACGGCGTGCCGCCCTACACATGCACAGACTGCGGTACCACCGATGGGTCCGTAAGTTCCCTCTACCCGAACCTATGCGTGTATTGCCGTGACCTGCGGGAACTCAAGATGGATGCACTTGATCGCCGGGTCCGCCGGATAACAGGCCATGCCTGACTACGGTAAGCAGCACAAACGCCTCCGTGCTTACCTCCTGGCCCGCTACATACCCGGCGTCACCCTCTGCGCCAGATGCAGCCTCCCCATCACCACCCTGCGCTCAAGGGACATCCACCTCGGCCACGACGACCACAACCCCCTCGCCTGGCGCGGCCTCGAGCATGCTCGCTGCAACACCAGCGCAGGCGCAACCATGGGCAACAAGGCACGACCGCCAACCACCCCGCGCATGCGGAGGACCCGCCGCCGGTCACGCATCTGGTGACGGCGCACAGACCTTAAGGATGGTCGTGCTGCGCGCGGATGGTGCTGACCATCCCGACACTCCCGGCGATGTCACCTAACGTCACAACCGGGTGTCCTGACGACCATCCAGGCCCTCCGTCGCCGTCGCCGCAGGTCAGCGCCACGCTTTCGCGATGTTTGCGTAGTTCAGAGGGTTTCCTATTTCTTTGGTAGTCATTCCTGCTGAGATGCCGGCCTTCCAGCGCATACATTCAGCACCTGCCCGTTAACGTTACCCCTGGCTACGGACGGTGACCATGGCCGACTCGGGTGCGTTGCGTGTGAGACGCGCTAAGGCCCATAAGGCCGGGGATCACTCGCTGTGCGTGCGCTGTGCGGCCGTCCGGCCTGTGACTGCTGATCCAGAAGGGATCACACCGGTTGCGGATGCTGAGGCAGAGCTGCGGCAGCTTGCCGGCCTTTTGGCGGTTGCTTACCGGGCTCAGCCGGAGAATGCGCTGCTTGCCCGGGAATTGAGGATGACGTTGCAGGCCCTGTTGCCTGCCGCCGGCGGCCAGACGCTGGATGGTGAGCTTGACGACCTGTTTGCAGGGCTGCGCACCTAGGTTCGCCACGCCCGTCACTCCCGGTCGGCCGAACCTAGCGGACGGCATCGCGAAGACGGCGGTGCTGCTCGGCTTCGAGACGTCGCTTGGCCGGGGCCTGATGCCGTGGCAGCACGACTGGAACGCACTGGTGACGGAGATGGATCCGTCTGGCGGGTTCGTTTACCGGCAGGGCGTGCTCGAGGTGATGCGGCAGCAGGGTAAGACGGTCGATCTGCTGGCGCTGATGGTGGCGTACGGCCTGCGGCGGCCGGGGACGCAGATCGCGTATTCGGCGCAGAAGCGGCTGGATGCGCGTAAGCGATTGCTGGATTCGTGGTGGCCGCGGATTAAGCGCAGCAAACTCGGTCCTCCGCTTATTGATGTGCGGCGCGGGTCGGGCAGTGAGGCGCTGCTGTTCCGGAACGGGTCGATGCTCAGCCTGATCTCCGGGACGGAGACGTCGGGGCATGGTGACAGCCTGCACTTGGCTGTGATCGATGAGGCGTGGGCGCATCAGGATGACCATGTCGAGGCGGCGGTGCGGCCGACTCTGATGACGACTGCAGGGCAGTTGCTGGTGGTCAGTGCGGCGGGGACGGAGAAGTCGTCTTACTTCCGGGCGAAGGTTGACGAAGCCCGGGCGCGCGCTGAGTCAGGCGTGGCAGGCAGGGCCTGCTATGTCGGCTACTCGTTTGCTGATGATGAGGATCCCGCGGATCCGGCGACGTGGCGGCGGCGGATGCCCGCTCTGGGGATCACCGTGACCGAGGAGACGGTCGCGACGGACCTGGATGACATGGGGATGCCTGAGTTCCGCCGCGCGTACGGGTGTCAGTGGCCGGAGGTCGCGAATCCGGGTTGGGCTGTGATCACTGAGGACGCGTGGCGGGTGCTGGCTGACGGTGAGTCTCCGGCTGATCCTGTGTCGTTCGCGGTGGAGGTCGCGCCAGGGCGGACGATGGCTGCGGTCGCGGCGGCGGGTCGTGGGCGGGATGGCCGTACGCATGTTCAGGTCATCGACTACCAGCCGGGGACGAGCTGGGTTCCGGCGAGGGTGGCTGAACTGCGGCGCCGGCACCGGCCATGCGCGGTGGTGATCGACCCGTCGAGTCAGGCAGGTGCGCTGATCGAGGACCTGGCGGCGGCGGGTGTCGAGGTGACGGCACCATTCACTGCGAGGGACGCGGCGCAGGCGTGCGGCCAGTTTTATGACGCGGTGCAGGCCGGGCAACTGGCGCATATGGGGCAGTCGTCGCTGAATCTGGCGATGCGGTCTTCGGTGACGCGGTTGCTGGCGGATGCGTGGGCGTGGGACCGGCGGTCTCCGGCGGAGGACATCAGCCCGCTGGTGGCGGTGACGCTGGCGGCGTGGGGGTTCACGAAGTTCGGCCGGTCACGGATACCGCCATACAACATGCTGAGGAGCGTCGGATGACCGCAGTGCTCGAGCGCGTGCCGCTGGATGCGATCACCGAGCAGGCCCGGCAGGTCAGGTTCTGGCGGACGGTCCTCACGGTGGTCGCAGGGGTTCTGTTCGGTGCGGGCTGGCTGGTCGCGAAGGCGTTCGGCATCGGATGGCTGGCTGCGGCGTGGTGCGCGGTGGCGGTGCGCGAGGGCTGGCGTGAAGGCCGCGGGATGACGGTGCAGCATGGGCCTAGTCGACCGGGTTAACACCGCGCTCGCCGAGACCCGGGTTATCGGCGGGGTGCCCTGGCAGCCGTGGAACGATCCGTGGCAGAGGTTCGATACGGGCGGCCCGGCACATCCGTCGCGGTCAGGGGCTGGCGGCGTGGACGGCGCCCTGGCCCTGCAGCCGGTGTACAGCTGCGTGCGTTTCATCGCCGAGGGCGTCGGGAAAACCCCGGTCCTGCAGTACCGGGACACCGGTTCCCGGAAGGTGAAGATGCCGCCTGGCCCGTTCATCACGTCGCCCAGCAACTATTTGCGGCCGTTCGACTGGAAAGTCGTCGGCATGACGTCGGTGCTGCTGCAGGGCATGGGTATCGCGCTGGTGACGAGCCGCGATGGATACCAGTACCCGCTGTCTGCCGAGTGGCTGCCTAAAGATCAGGTCACCATCGTCGATAGTCAGCCGTTCAACCCGCTGAAAACGAAGTATTACTACGCGGGGCGGCCGGTTGCGCGGGAGGACTTGTTCATCATCCGGGGCCTGTCGGTGCCGGGGCGGACGGAGGCGATCTCGCCGCTGCGGGCGTTCCAGGCGTACATCGAATCCGGTCACAGCGCGCTCGAGTACGGAAACGGCTGGTACAAGTCAGGCGGGTTCCCGCCGGGCGTATTCCGGAACAGCCAGTACGAAGTCACGGATGAGCAGAGTTCTGAGATCAAGGGCCGGCTGGTGCGGGCCATCCGCCGCCACGAGCCGCTCGTCCACGGCTCGGACTGGGAGTTCTCGCCGATCACGGTGCCGCCGAACGAGGCGCAGTTCATCCAGTCGATGCAACTGAACGCCACCCAGATCGCGTCGATCTACGGGGTGCAGCCCCGCCGGGCGGGCGGCGTGCACGGCGACTCGATGACGTACAGCAACGTGGAGATGGATGCCATCAGCGAGGTCACCGACACGCTGGATCCGTGGCTGGTCAGGTTCGAGGAAGCGTATTTCGAGTGCCTGCCGCGGCCGCAGCTGGCGGAGTTCGACCGTGACGCCCGGATCCGGCATGACATCCGCACCCGGTATGACGTGTACCGGGTCGGCCGGGACATCGGCGTCCTGAACGTAGACGAAGTCCGGGAACTCGAGGACCGGGAACCGCTGCCGAAGCCGGCGAACGACTCCGACTATGACGGCAAGGACTACACGCCGCTGCAGATCCAGGTCGCCGCCGCGCGCGGCCTGTCCCGCGAGCTCGGGGTCGGGCCGGAAGGCGCGCCGCCGCCGCAGTCCGTCAAGACCGGCGGCATCCCCGAGCCGGGCGCCCCGCCGCAGCCCGGCCAGGTCAAGCCGATGCCAGGGCCGGTGAAGCAGATCCCGCCGCCGGTCCCCGCCGTGAACGGGAAGGGAAAGCCTCATGGCTAAAGCACCCTACGGCGACGTTCCGTACGGCGATCCCGGCTATCTGGATGCCGATGGTGACCAGGTCAGCAAGTCCGGCAAGCCGGGCGTCAAACGGTATCCCCTCGACGCGGCCAGGGTCATGGCCGCGTGGACGTACATCAACCAGGACAAGGACGCCGGCCAGTACACGGCTGAGCAGCTTTCGGCGATCAAGGGACGGATCAGGTCAGCGATGAAACAGCACGGGCATCAGGTCATGGAGGACTCCGGACGCTCGGCTGGCCGCCCGGATGTGGAACGCCGGTTCACCATGTCCTCAGTGGCGGCGATGTGGGGCGGCGCGGAAGAAGCGCGGGACGGGGTTCCGAAGCGGATCGGCGGCTACGCCGCGAAGTTCAACAGCTACAGCCGGGACCTCGGTCACTTCGTCGAGGAAGTCCAGCCGGCGTTCTTCAACAAGTCCCGGGGCGACGGGTGGCCGGACGTGATCTGCCGGTTCAACCATGAGGACGCCCAGCTGCTCGGCACCGTCGCGGGCCGCACCCTCGAACTCGGGTGTGACCGTGACGGCCTTTTGTATGACGTGGAGCCCCCGACGACGATGCGGTACATCGTCGAGCTAGTGCAGCGCGGCGATGTGCAGAAATCCTCCTTCGCGTTCCGGTGCCTCGAGGACGAGTGGACGATAACCAGCGACGGCGGGCCGCTGCGCAGGCTGCACACCGGGCAGCTCGTTGATGTCGCCCCGGTCGTCACCCCCGCCTATGCCGACACGACTGCGGGCCTGCGGTCACTGGCTGACCATGTGGGCGCGCCGCTGGAGGAGGTCCGGTCGCTGGCCGACGCGCATGAGCTGCGGAAGTTCTTCGTGCGTACCGATAAGGATGGCGGCGCGCCGAAGCGGCCGGCCCTCACCCAGGCGCAGGCCATGAAGGCGCTCCTGGAGCGCCGAGCCGACCCGTTCGACGAGGCCTAGTTAACACCGGCTGAAGCCGGCGGCAGGGATCAGCCCACCGCCGCAGCTGGCAGGTATCACCCTTTGAGGCAGGGACCAGCCCACCTCGCATCCATCGCAAGCACCATCGGAAAGGACTATCCGCGATGAGCGAGGTTGCCAAGCGCCTGCGTGACCGCAGGCTGAACGTGTGGAACGAGAACAAGGCGCTCCTGGAGCAAGTCTCTGACGAGAACCGGTCGTTCACCTCTGAGGAGGAAGGCCGGATCGCCGCGTACAACGAGGAGATGGACAAGCTCGACGAGAAGATCCGCGGCGTCCTGGACCAGGAGAAGCGCGCCCAGACGGCGGAGAAGTCGTTCGATGATGTGATTGGCCGCAAGCCGGCCCTGGCCGCCGCCGCCGGCTACGCGGACTCGGGCGGCCGGGACGCCGCTGCTGAGGTCCGGCAGTTCCTGAAGGGCGAGACCGGGAAGCGGTCGATGGAATTCGCCCACAACCCGGCCCTGGGCCCGATCAACTACCGGACGTTGTTCACGAACACGGCTGCCGCGTCGGCGGCCGTGCCGACCGACTTCTACGACCAGCTGATCAGTCACCTGATCGAGGTGTCGGGTGTACTCCAGACAGGCTGCACCGTGCTTAACACGGCAGGCGGGGAAACTCTTCAGATCCCCAAGACCACCGGTCACACGGCGGCGGCGTCGGCGTCGCAGGGCGGGACGCTGGCCTCATCTGACCCGGCCCTGGCCCTGGCGTCTTTGTCGTCATTCAAGTACGCCGACATGGTTTACGTTGCCCGCGAACTTCTGGACGATTCCGGGGTTGACCTGGTCGGCTACCTGGCCATGTCTGTCGGCCGGGCGATCGGGAACAAGTTCGGCGCCGACCTCGTCACCGGTACGGGCACCGGCCAGCCGACCGGGTTCATGACATCAGCGACCATCGGGATCACCGGCACCACGACCGGCAAGGGCGGCGCAGCCCAGTATTCCGACCTGGTCGACCTCGAATACTCGGTGATCGCCCCGTACCGCCAGTCCAGGTCGTGTTACTGGATCGCGGCGGACAAGACGATCGGCGGGTTCCGGAAGATCCTCGACTCGAACAACCGGCCGATCTGGGAACCGTCGATGGTCCTCGGCTCACCGGACCTGCTGCTCGGCAAGCCGCTGGTCGCGGATCCGTTCATGCCCGCGACGGTGACCGCCGCGCAGTCGGTGGCGTTCGGGGACTTCAGCCAGTTCTTTGTCCGCATGGTGGGCGGGGTCCGGTTCGAGCGGTCCGACGACTTCAAGTTCGACACGGACCTCGTCGCGTTCCGTGCCGTGCTCCGCGGTGACGGTGTCCTAGTAGACCAAACTGGGGCAATCAAGACCTACAAGGGCCCGGCAACCTAGAAAAAGGGCCGGTCTTCTCGGCAGCCAGCCGGTTCCCTCGCCCGGCTGGCCGCCGTTCACCGGACCGTCCATTCAACGGCGGAAGGAAAAGAACGATGGCACTCATTCCAGGCCAGAACCCGCCCGGCGGCGGCAACGTGTCCGGTGCGGGCGGCGCGCAGTCAGCCGGCGCCTACGGCGGTGAGGTCACCAGTGAGCCGGGCCAGTACCCGGCCTCGATCTTTGGCATTGCCCTGCCGCAGGGAACCGGTGCGCCCGGGTCGGCTGGCGCGGGCCGCGGCGCTGACCCGACTAACCAGCCCGGTCAGCTGACCGAAGGGATCTCCGGCACCGGGCCGGCTGACACCGCTGACACGGGCGCGCCCGGCACTGAGGGTTCCGGGATGGATCCGGCTGGCGGCGCCGACTCGATCAGTTACACCCGGCCGGGGTCGTTCCTGACCGGCACCAACATTCAGGACACTGTCCGGGACGACATCTCCGGTACCGGTGACTGGACGCAGGCCCACGACGGCTCCTACGGCGGGAACCTGAACCTGCCCGGCATCGTCGGCAACCAGCCCACCTCGACGGGCGCCGGCGGGGGACGGGTGCTGCGCGGCGGGTTCCGGAGGGGGAACCGGTGATGGTGCAGCGTCTCGCCAATCCCGGCCTGGTGCCCACGTCGCAGGAGCCTGGTATCTGGGGTGTCACGAACGCGGCGGCGATGACCGCGCCGGGCAGTGAGCCGATCGGGCCGCTGCCAGTGCCTCCCGGCGGGGAGAACAGCGTGCCGCGGGAAGGCCCGGCGATTCCCGTGCCGGACACCCGGCAGCCGTCATCCGGTGAGCCGGATTCTGGCGGCAGGTGGAAGTACATGACCGCATCCGGAAGGAACTGATATGGCTGACACGAACCCGCCGATCATGGTCGGCTCACCGCAGCAAGCCAGCCCGCAATATGACGCCACGATGCCGGACGGGTCGATGCTCGGCCCGTGGGTGAAACTCGACTCCGGCCCGTGTGACATGAACGGCGCCATCACCAGTGACTGGCCGTCGTCTGACGCCTGGCAGCAAATCTGAACACTCCGGCGGTAGTGCCGTTGTTCAAGGTTCACATGCCGCCGAAAACGGAGCTGCTGCCTGCGCTGGAAGAGGTGCTGTGGTCCGGGTACGTCGGCCAGGGCCCGCAGGTCGCCGGCTTCGAGGACGCCCTAGCCGGGGTTCTGGGGAACCGGAACGTCCTGACAGTGAACTCGGGGACCTCGGCGATCCAGCTCGCTTTGCGTCTCGCCGGGGTCCGCGGCGGCAGCGTCGTCACCACGCCGATGACATGCGCCGCGACAGCAATGCCTGTCCTGGCCGAGAACGCGCGGATCATCTGGGCGGACATCGACCCGTCCACCGGGAACATCGATCCAGTGGACGCGGAACGGAAAATCGAACCTGATACGAAGGTGATCCTGGCCGTTCACTGGGGCGGTCAGCCGTGCGACATGGATGCGCTCATGCACGCGGGACGCAGGCATGGCCTTCCGGTGATCATCGACGCCGCTCACGCGCTCGGCGCGGAATGGGACGGCGAACCGGTTGGCGGCCCGTTCGCTGACTTTACGTGTTTCTCGCTGCAGGCGATCAAGCACATCACGACGATCGACGGCGGGATCCTCGCCACCCGCGACCCGGACGATTACCGGCGCGGGAAGCTGCTGCGCTGGTATGGCATCGACAGAGAAGCAGATCAGGCCGATGCCCGGATTGAGGCGGACATCGGTGAGTGGGGTTACAAGTTCCACATGAACGACGTCGCGGCGACGATCGGCCTCGCCCAGTTGGGGCACCTGGACCGGGTACTGGCAGCGCACCGGGCGAACGCAGCCTTTTACGACGATGTCCTGGGGGCACGCCAGCCGGTCCCGGCGGCGGCTAAGGGCGCGTGGTGGCTGTATACGCTGCTGCTGCGTGACCGGTGGAACCGGGAAGCGTTCACGGGGTGGATGACGATGCGGGGTATTCGGGTATCGCAGGTACATGCCCGGCTGGATGGCCACTCATGTTTCCGCGAATTCCGCGCCGGGCCACTGCCGGGCGTAGACGAATTTTATGAGCGGATGTGCTGTATCCCGGTTCACTGGGGACTGAGCAGGGAAGACCGCGGCCGGGTGGCGACCGCGGTGACCGGCTTCTGCGAGGCGGCGGGATGATCACGTTCGAGCCGGTTGACAGCCCCGAACGGGCCGAGGACCTGCGGGTGCTGCGCAATGAATGCGCCGAATGGATGACCTGGGACACCAGCCTGATCACGGCGGAACGGCAGCAGGAGTTTTACCGGCAGAAGATCACCACCGGGAAGATCGAAGGTTTCCTGATGCTCGCCGATGCGGTGCCGGTGGCTTACGGGCTGCTCGTCTGGGACGGCCAGCACCGGGCCTGGTCATCGACGGGCGTGAAAGCCGCCAGCCGCGGCCAGGGATTCGGCCGGACGGTCACGATCGAGAACGTGAAACTTGCCCACGCCCACGGTGTCCCGATGTGGGCTGAGGTCCGCCGCGACAACGCAGGCCAGCAGAAAATCTGTCACTCCATCGGCTATGAGGTGACGGAAACCCTGGTCCGCGACGGCATGACTGTTGACGTGATGTGCTGCAGCGTGCTGCGCCCGGGCCGACTGTGATCTCGGTCGTCACGCCCACCTATCAGAACCGGGTCGAGCTCGCCGGAGCGATCGCGTCGCTGAACGCCCAGATCTATAAGGACTGGCAGCATGTGGTTGTCGCCGACGGCCAGGATCCGGTGCTGCGGCATGAGATGCGCACCCGCGGCTACCGTGCTGCCGGCAAAAAGGTGTTCATCGAGCTCGGCCGTAACTGGCATGGTTTCCTCGGCGGTGATCACGGCGGCCAGCCGCCAGGTTCACCGGGTGCCCGCGGCGGCCGCGGTTCGCGGGCAGTTGCGGCAGCCCTGATCGGAACGCATCTGGCGGCGGGTGAGTACATCGCTTACCTGGATGCGGACTGCCTGTTCCGCGAAGACCACCTCGAGGTGTGCGCGAAGACGCTGGAAGCCACCGGCGCCGACTTCGTGTTCACGAAGATGCTCCGGCACCTCGACGGCCGGCCGTGGGACGTGATCGGCACTGGCCAGGTGGGGCACGGGCAGATCGACGGGAACATGGTCGTCCACAAGGCGGGGCTGCTGGCGGTAGCGAACTGGCGGTGGGGTGGCGATGCTGACTGGGATGTGATCGGCCGGTGGCATGCCGCCGGCGCGACCGCCGAGTTCATTCCGGAGACCACTATCCACTGGCATCACCAGTCCGGGGACATCTGACATGCGTGTCTTCGCGATGCATGACGGCGGCGGCTGCGGCTACTACAGGATCACCCTGCCACTCACCGAAATGGCCCGCCATGGCCACGACGTGAAAATCGTGCTCGGCAAAGATGTCCGGGTCAGCGATGCCGCCACGTGGCCGCTGATCATCGCCGAGCGGATCGACAAATATGATGCGCTGTCGCCGTGGCGGCGGCTGCGGGCCACATCGAAACTCATATACGAGATCGACGACGACATCTTCAACGTCGGCCCGGTGAACTGGCAGGCGTACGGCACATATTCGCAGCGCGACACCCAGGACGCTGTCGCCCACGCCGCCGAAGTCGCGGACCTGGTGACAGTAACCACGGAACCGCTCGCCGAGGTGATGCGGGCCTGGAACGACAATGTGGCTGTCCTGCCGAACTACCTGCCTGGCTACGTCTGTGACCTGCCCCGCGAACCGGGCCTGACGGTCGGGTGGGCCGGCGGTGCGTCCCACGCCCTGGACATCGCCATAGTCGCGGCACCCGTCCGCAGGTTCCTGGACCGCAACCCGGACTGGTCGATGCGGCTGATGGGCACCGACTACCGGCCCACGATCCGCCACGAACGGGTCACGTTCACGCCGTGGGTGAAAATCACCGATGAGACCCGGGCGTTCTACCAGCGCATTGACTGGGACATCGGCCTGGCGCCGCTCGACCCCGGCGGCGGCGTGTTCAACCGGTCCAAGTCGTACATCAAGGCCCTCGAGTACGCGGCCCGCGGCATCCCCGTCCTCGCTACGGACGCCGAACCGTACCGCGATTTCGTGGTCGACGGCGTGACGGGGTTCCTGATCCGTTACGACCATGACTGGCTGAAACGGCTCGATGAGCTCGCGAACGACGGCAAGTTGCGGGCGGAGATGGGCGCGGCGGCGCGGGAACATGCCCGCAAGTTCGCGATCGAAGATCACTGGCAGGAATGGGCCGATGCGTACGGGAAGGTGCTCGCGTGAAGATCCGGATGCTGATCAAGATTTCCGGTGGCCGCGGCGACGGCACCGACTGGCCTGACCCCGGCGCCGACTTCTACGTCGACGCCGCTGAAGGTGCCCACCTGTGCGCGGCCGGCCTCGCCGTGCCGGTTGCAGAGGAACCGTACACCGAATTCCGTTCCGGACCTGACCCGGCACCGGTATCCGCCGCCACCGCCAAGCCGATCGTGAACTCGCCGAAAGCCGCCTGGGTCGACCACGCCGTGTCGCAGGGCGTGGACCGCGGCGAGGCGCAGGCGATGAACAAAGCGGACCTGATCACCAGGTTCGGCCGTGACCAGAGATCGCCGGAAGGTCAGGGGACCTGATGGCCCTCGCTGATCTGTCCGTCCTCGGCAAGCACAAAGCTGTCCCGTTCGCCCCCGGCTACCCCGTCTTGGTGCAGCCGACGTTCTACAGCCCGGTTGACGACGTCCACGGCGTCCTGGTCGACATGATCGCCTCCGCTAGCAAGTCGCTGGTGTGCTGCATGTACGGTTTCGACGACGACGACCTCGCCGCCGCCATGCTGGCGAAGCTTGACAGTGAGCAGGTGTTCGTGCAGTTCACCCTCGACTCGAGCCAGGCTGGCGGGAAACATGAGGCTGCGCTGCTCACCAGGGACGCGTTCCCGTCGAATACCGTCGCCATCGGCCGCTCCGAACGCGGAGCCATCATGCACCTTAAGCTCCTCATCGTCGACGGCCTCGACGTCGTCACCGGCAGCACGAACTGGTCGGGTGGCGGCGAATCGCTGCAAGACAATCAGCTTACGATCATTAGAGACCCTTACGTTGCGGCGGAAGCGCGAGCACGCATCGACGTCATTCACGGTCACATGCTCAAGCAGCAGTCCGTGTCCGCAGCCGTGCCCAGCGGCGTCGCTGGTTCTCAGCTTTCGTGACCGGTTCCAGGTGATCCGGGTTCACGCACAGTTTCACCTCGCAGAGGTGATCAAGCTCTAGCCCGGCCGGGACAGGCCCGCAGTGTTGCTCGTACATCCAGCGATGAGCGCGCAGGGTCTTGCCACCCCGGCGCACCGCGCCATAACCGCTTTTAAGAGGTGCCCGTGTCCACACCCAGCACGCTGTGGCATAGCCGCGATCCTCGGCGCTGTAATACGGTTCGCTACGCGCGGCGATGCGGCCTTGGGCGATTGCCTTGCGCCGCTGTTCACTGTGCGGCTTTCCGGTGCGGACGGCGGTCAGCTTTGCCCTGTGCTCTGGAGTCAGGGGACGTCCGCGCAATTTCGCGGCCCGCTTCTCACGGATCTCAGGGTCACGCCACTGGTGGCCTTGCAGGAAGCGGCCGCGGGATGGCTGCCCGTCGCAGCCGCATGCGCAGGATGCCATACCGAATGGTAGCGCATCACCTGACGGTCCTGCGGCCGGGCTTCCCCCGTCCGTGAAGGCGACATCCAGCCCGGCCGTCACCGGCCGGTACCGGCGGGGCCTGCCGTCACC